TCTTACCTTTATCAATTTTTAAAAAATTACCTTTACCAGTCTTATCAGGTGCTACTTGTATATTGTTTTCTATCATCCACTTATGTATCTCTTTATGAATTTTTGGAGATAGATTTTTTAAATTCGTCTTAGCATCACCTAATGGAACACCTTCATCAACAAACCATTGTGTTAATTCTTTAGCTTGTTTTTCATTAAGACCTTCATAGAAAGGTGCATACATTTTCACCATTCGTTTATGGTGAGCTTCTAATCCTTTTACAGCATCAGTCTTAGGGTTGAACTTCTCTACATTTGGACTGGTCTGCATTCTTATTGCATTAGCCCTAGATTCTGTGACTTCTTTATTTTTTGCAATGTCTAAGAATGTAGGATTCAGTGTTTTGACATTTTTATTAGTTGATGTTCTATAATACCTACTAACATTCTTAAGACGATATTCTTTTCCATCTGCAGCTGTAAAAGATGATGGTATGCCTTGTCTTAACTCTTCTTTTGTTTTAGCACCTTTCTTTATATTTGCATCAATTATATCTTTAAACTGTTTAAGTAAACTAGATTTTTGTAATGCCATCAGCTTATATGATTTAGAATAAGTTGTTCTCTGGCATGGTTACGTCCATATGTCTGACGCATCCATCTTTGCCAATGATTGCTACCTTTGCCCTGATTACATTCTCTGCAGGCTGGAACCAAATTGCTTGTAAGGCTCTCACCACCATTTGTTTTAGCTTTGACATGATCAAGTGTAAGTTCATTAATTTCATAGTTGTTTCCACAATAAACACATGTACAATTGAAGTGCTCTTTAATAGCTCTTCTCCAGAGCTTTCTGGCTTCTGAATTTGTCATGGTTATTAGGTTGTATAAATAGTGATCAGGGGTTGGTAGAAGTGGGGTCATTTACGAATTTTTAAGCGGCTTTTACGGTTTTGCGAAGGGCTTTTCAGAGTTACATCTGAAGCTTTTTTACCACCCTCTCTGCCTTTTTTATGGGCAACGTCTTTACCGTCACCATTTCCGTAAGTACCTTTAGCTCTATTAGCTGCATTAGCAGCCACTCGTAATTTAAGACCTTTCTTTGTTTTGTTGTATCGCTTTTGTTGGGCTTTAAAATTGCCGTTAGCGTATTTAGCTCCGTTTGCCATAGAGTCTGCTCTGTACTAGTTCTGGATCTACTTTTGGCATTACAGCTGCAAGTTTAGAGAGTGGGTTACCATCATATGCAATACCGCTGATGTCATTAGTTTTAAGCCAATCACAGGCTGCCTTAAGGTCTTGGGTAGAAGCTTCGCCACTTTTGACCCTCTTTAGAAATTCTTTAGTGACGAGGTTATGTAATTCATTAAATTGGGCTTCAGTGGCTTTCTTCATTTAGCTTCCTGGGAATAAATTCTTTTTAATCAGTTCGACTGCTTTATCATCAATGGTGTTATCAGTTGATGCTGCATAGGCTTCTAGTAGTTGTATAACTAATTCCTTAACAGCTGAGGAGCTGAGGAACGCCATGAGGACGGGTTTGATAAGTAGTGTCATTTATTTAGTGGATTTCTTAGTGGATTTCTTTGCAGCTTTGGCTTGTGCTTCAGCTTGTTTCTTTATTGCTTCACTTAAAGTGGACATAGTACATTTAGGTTCTTTAGGTTTACTCCAAGGTTTATACCAAGGTTTGGGTGGTGTTATACATTTCATGACTTCTTTCTTTGCCTTAGTCCAAGATGATATAGGAATAACATCGCTACACATCCCATAGACACGTGTATTAGGTAATAGCATGAAGCCTTTCTGTTGTAGTTCTGAGCATTTCAAAACCCTAACTAACTCGTAGTCAAGGCGCATCTTCTCTTCTTGTCTTGCCGCTATACTGCGACACCTTTCTAATCCACGCTTATCAAGTGGAATCATAAAGTTAATCTGTGCTCCCCAGTTCTCAGCCACCGTATAGGTTTGCTGTGCCATTGTCTCATCAAATGGAGTGGTTTGATTTCCCATATAAAATGGTGAGAAAGTCATCGTACTTCCATTACACGAGATGTTAGGTCCGTAGTGTTGCCTGGATGGTGCTCCATTGTTCTGGAATTGTACTGCTTGATTGGTTACATTTCCAGTGGCTGCAGCTACAGGATTACTAACGTTATTAGTCTCAGGATCACTCGCTTTAGCTGGTGCTATTGCGAGAAGACTGATAAGGAGACCGTAGTAGCAGTAACGTCGATTTCTCTGTCGATTACTTCTACGGATAGAACTTGACTGGCTGCTCTTTCTGTTATTTCTAAAGTGAAAGGGTCTCCAGCTGTATGTAGGGTAAATACTGAATCTGT